TCAACCTACGAGGGATTCGGAGTGCGGATCTTCATCATCTGCAACTTCACATCGCCCGAGATCACCCAGTATTACATCCAAGACATCAACGCATAACCACCATGAACATCGACCTTCTAAATCAAGTCCAGCAGATGCTGATCGACCACGCCAACACCAATGGCTTGGATCTCTCTGATGACTTCAGCAGCCCCGTGGAATTCAAGAAACTCGTTATCGGATTCACCTTCAAGGGGCTACTGGATGCCGGAGCCACCGCAGAGGAGGCTTATGACGCAATCTTTGGTGAGGGTGAGTATGATGCCCTCTACAACCAAGTCACAGCATCCTAACCACCCTCAAACCATAGCACAGCCTCAAGGGAGCAATCTCTTGGGGCTTCTTCTTGCCCAGCTTTCTAGCTAAAAGGTGCGAGGATCGATTCTGAGAGGGGTTTGGGCATGGATGGAGTGTGGACAAGGGATTTGGGGTAAGAGCCGCTACAGGGCATCCTGACGCAATTGTGGGGGTATTGCTGATGGATAGGGCAGGACAAGGGCAGCGAATAGAGGGAAGGAATAGGGGAACAAGGTCAGGGAATAGCTCACGGTTTCCGAAAAGAATTCTCCACCGCGCTTGGGATCTGCACGATAGGTCAACCCGGGCTTTACCTGCGTCACACATCCAAAACAGACGTTTCAACCATCAACTTGTAACAACATCCATAACCCCAAGTGGGGAACCCTTATGGAATAAGGGATTGCATCGATTCCGCAGGTAATTATCGGGAAATACGCAGATTACACTGCATCTTGTATGTGTTTTCGTCGTTGTGACGCGTGTTTCAGTTTGCGTGACGCGTGTTTCAGTTGGAAACGAGGATGAATTCCGTGTAAAGTTTCCCTTTTCGACTTTGCATTCCGTGTAAAGGGGAAGGGAAGGGAAGGGAATAGAAGGGAAAGGAATAAAAGGGGGGGGAGGGGGTCGAGATTTGGGTGGGCGGAAAAAGCAGCACCATTCAACTCCCCTCCCAAAAAATAATCCAATTGGGAGACCCCTTGACAGATAATCCCCACCTGCCAGTAGTTGTGCATGAGCAGTCCGGTTAGTTACGATTTGCAGGGTCAGGGTGGTGGTCAGGTATTGACTTCTGGGGAGGGTGCATCTAACGTGCGTTGGGTTCAGTGTTTGACTGATTGTATCTTTAGTAATTTTGATGCGTCCAATTTGGCTAATTCTGCGGACATTGAGGGTAATACGATTCCTGCGGGTGTTGGGATTGGTGGTAGGATTGAAGCGGTTACTTTGACTAGTGGATTAGCTATTGCTTATTACCTATAATGTCCCAGTTCGGATCAGGAATGTCCGATCCCATCGGAGATGCTGTGGATCGTGGATTCTACGGTGTGAACCAGCGGCTCCAGCTTAACCAGCTAAAGGAGGGAGAGGTCAGGGAGTCCCTTAACGGGCGCATGGAGGGCTACTGGAAGCCCCGGAGAGGGGTTGTGGCTAGGACTGGGTCACTGACCAGCGGAGGCAGCCCCTTGCAGCTTCCATTCTTCCTGATTGATACCTCCAAGACCATCTCCAATGCCACTGTGGCGGCTGGCGTGGTCACCCTGACGGTGACGGCTCACGGGCTGACTGGAACGGCTCTGGCGCGGGTTGCAGGCTTAACTGGAACAGGAGGGAATCCCAGTGGGGACTTTGTCCTTACTGTGGCCACTGTAAACACCCTAACCTACACGGTCACGGGACTTACCGCTATTTCTGGCTCCCCGCCCACCGGAACCCTCTCAGGGACTCCCATCAACGACTCTGCCAACGTAAACGTCCGAGCTTCCTGCCTGTATAGCGATCCCAATTCAGGTAACGCCGAGAGTGTTATCCTCGCGCTCGACTCCAAGGCGATCCTCGTCACCCTCAGTGATCAGAGCGAATACTCCACACAGGATATTAAGTATCCTGCTGCTGAGTCCCTGTCTGGGGATACGGACATGATACAGGCGTTCGACCGCGTGTATCTTTTCCGCGATGGCGAACAGGCGTTTGAGTGGTTCCCTAACGGTCGGCAGATTGAAAGTGCCAGCCAGAGTGGGACTACCACCGTCACGATGCGAGTCAAGGATCACGGGTTGACCGTTGGGGATTCTATTGTGGTTAGTGGGTTAACTGCTGTTGCACCGGATGTTCCAGCCAACGGGACATTTACGGTTGCTACCGTTACTGATAAGGATGTATTCACTTACATTTTTACTAACTCACAAACGGAGACATTTGGTGTTACGGATGCTGTGCTGAAGGCAGACTTTACGCTTGTTCCGGGAGGAGCCTACACCCAGCCGCAAATCTTTACTACTACTGGAAACAGTCTTTCAGTAAACAATGGCGTTGTAAGTCTTACAGTTACTGGTAATACAACCATTGTGGCGGGAGATACGATTGTTGTTTATGAAACAAATATTCCAGAGTTTAGTGCTATTTCTGGACAATCGTTTGAGGTTCTGAGTGCCACGACTACAAATATTTCCTTTATTGCTCCTATTGGAGATTACACACGGGACATTGTATCCGCATCTCAAACTGCAACTACGGTTACTGTTGTAGTTAATGGGCATGGGTTTGCTGTAAGCGATTCGATAATTGTTGCAGGGCTTACTGGTGTAAATGGTGGCACGATGCCAAATGGAACACAAACTGTAGTAAGCGTCAGTGGTGACACTTTTACTTACACAGCGGCAGCGGCATTAACATATTATACAATTGGCACTCCACTTAACGCTACGGCAGCGTCTTGGGGTTCTGGTGGGGTTATTACAATCACAATCAATAGTCACGGGTTTTCAGCAAATGGTTATGCAAACATTAGTGGGTTTACTGGTGCTGACACCATATTGAATGGGAATCATTTATTTACACGGGTTAATGCTAACGAACTTTCGTTTGTTGTTGCGTCATCTACATCTGTAACATATCAGGCCCCAATTTTGTCTCAGATGACATACGACTTGGTTACAACTGGAGCCACAGCTCGTAATCCTGCCCGTGATGGACAACAGATTGAGTTTGGTGGAAGGTTCAGCGTAGGCGGTGGGTTCATCCATCAACCAGCCCCACCTTGGGGGGTTTACTTCCAGCGCAGGTTGTGGGTTCCGTTTTACTACGCTCCTGCTGGCACGTTTAGCTCTCCAACCTACACGGATAGGAAGATCACCGATGAGATAGCTGTTTCGGATATTTTGGACAGCCATACGTTCGATCAGATAGCCAACCAGTTCCGCATTACGGGTGGGACTACCGATTACCTTGTGGGGATGCAAGGCTTCTACGATGACAACCTAGTTGTCTTGAATCGTAACAGCCTGCACATCATTAATGGCACTGGTGGATCGTTAAACGATACTAAGGTCACACAGCTAACCACCGAGGTCGGTTGCTTGGCGAGGAAGAGCGTTGTCATGAAGGGTAACGCGATGATGTTCCTTTCGGATGACGGGGTATACGCTGTTGAGTTCCTGAATGATTACAACCTCCGTGGCGCGGATGAGCCTGTCTCCAAAGACATCCAGCCATACATCGACCGGATTAACAAGAATCTGGCTTCGGAAGCGGTCGGTGTGCTGTTCAATAACCGATACTACCTCGCGGTGGCACTGGACACCATTGCTGGTGCGAATAACGCCATCGGGAACAACACCATACTGGTGTATAACTTCCTGAACAAGGCTTGGGAGTCAATCGACACATTCGGAGCTAGTGACTTTGTCATCAAGAACCTAATTATCGGCAGTGCCGCAGAGAGGAATAGCATTTACGCTGTAACATCGCTGGGTGGTTTGCACGAATTGGAGGCAGCAGAGAGTTCCGATGACATCCTCGTCTCGGTAGGGGCTAAGAGAAGCATCTTAATCAATTCCTCACTCACCACCCGGGGTTATGACATAGGCAGTCTCGACCGCAAGCGGTTCACCGATGGGCAGGTCACCATGCAGTGCGTTGGTGGGGGACTCGGAGAGTATCAAATATCATTCGCGGCGGAAGATCCCGACAACACCCAGCCAATCGGCTCCACAACCACCTTCCTAGGCGGCACAGTCCTAGGCACTGGCTCATCGCCCGAGGACGAGACCGGGAACATTCGGTTCCGGCTGGGTGGGATCAGGGGCTATGTCGGGAGCCTCACCTTGACACGAACAATCGGATCACCCAAGGTCACCTCAATCAAGGTCGCTGGGTCAGTGACGAACAGACAAATCATTTCCCAAAGCTAATATGCCCGGAGTCGTAAACACAACCAACACCTTCTCGGATAACGCTGTTATCACCAGCGCATCGCTGAATAACATTATCGACCAGACATTCTTTACTTCCGATGCGATAGTTGCCGGAAACACAACGCTTGCTTTGGTAGGTGATAAGCTAAAGGTAGGAACCATTACGTCCAACGAGATGGGGCCGAGTGCTGTTACCCTTAACGCAATTGCTGATGGGGTGATTACCAACGCTAAAATCAATGCCTCTGCTGCGATTGACTTGTCAAAACTTGCAACTGGAGCGTTACCCGCTGCGATTACAATAGCGTCTGCCAATATTGTAGATGGGACTATTGCTACCGCAGACATTGCTAGTGCTGCAATTACCGCGCCTAAGCTAGACGGAGCGCAGACGGGAACTGCTCCTGTCTTTGGGGTTAGGGCGTGGGTGAATTTTGATGGAACAACGGCAGCAAACATTGGAGGGACTTATGTTAGGGTTGGAACAACCGTAACAGTCACGACTACTGTTGACCACGGGTTAATCGTAGGTCACAAGGTATATTTAGATTTCACATCAGGCACGGCAGTTGATGGGGCTTTTGTTGTAACAGGTAGAACCAGCAGCACCATTTTCACCGTAACTCATGGGACACCGGGTGATACAACTGGATCGGTTACATTAAATCGTAGGCTTATCAGGGCTTCTGGAAACGTGGCAAACGTCAGCCTATTAGGAACTGGCCAATACGCTGTGAATTTTACAACAGCTCTTCCAGACGCTAACTATGCTCGTTCTGGATTTGCTAACTTTAGTACTTTGGGTGTTGCTGGACTTGTTGGTGGAAATTCAACTACAGCAACAACCGCTCAATCTTGCGATATTTTTGTAGCAAACACAACCAATGCCGCAGAATTTAACGCTACCGTAGTTAACGCAATGTTTGTCGGATGAACCTTCACCTAGTAACCGCGCTTAATTTTTATGACTAGCCAACTAGAAGCACCTGAAAAAGAAATTCACGGAAACGTGGTTGGTTCTAAAGTGCCGTCTATTGAGGAGATTGCTGCCGCTTCTGGAGTTGATCAGCTTGAGTATCAATTATCTCAAATGGAAGATGCTTACTTACCTACTGAACATTTATTTCTTCCCGGGATGTATGTGCGAAAAATATTTATGCCAGCAGGATCGTTGCTTACAACTATGAAGCACAAGACGACACATCCATTCACAATCCTTTCTGGAAAATTACGAGTAATGGATCAAGATTCAGTTGTCGAGTATGAAGCTCCTTTTATTGGAGTCACACAAGCCGAAACAAAAAGAGTCCTTTACATACATGAGGATACCGTTTGGCTTACGTTCCATGCAAATCCAGAAAACATTAGTGATCCAGATAAAATGGCGGAATACTTAACCTATCCCAATGAAAACCCACTTTTTAATAAAGATGACCCAAGAATAAATTCGTGGAAGAAAGATAGATACGAACAAGAAAGAATCAACCTAATGAAAACTTACACGGGGAATACAATTAACGACTTTGGAGGTGAGTTAAGCTAATGGCATACGCAGCAATAGTAGGATCGGTTGTTAGCGCAGGGGCTTCTATTTACGGAGCTTCAAAAGCTGGCAAAGGCGGAGGAGCACCTAAGCCAGTTGATATTTTTGAATACGCAAGAAGTGGTAGGGATAAAGGAACAAATTTAGCAGGTAGGCAAGCGACTGGCTTAATAAATTACTACGATGAAAACACTGGAAAGTTCCTTGATCTTAGTGAGCGATTCGGCCCACAGTTCATGCAACAAATGTTCGGTCAAACCGGACAGTTCCTTGGTGGAGTTAATGGACAACCGGGCTTCAATGCTCTTCAGCTTTCATCGGCACAGCAAGCGGGTAAAACCCTAGCTCAGATTCGTGCGGAAGAACTCGGTCAGATGACCGGACAAACAGGTCTTACACGGGGGCTTATGCAGTCTTTGTCTCCAGAACAAGCTCGCGTTGTTCAAGGCCTTGACGATGAAGCTAAAAGGGCGTTTGCTTCGGCTCAAAGAATTAGCCCACAGGAGCAACGCGAATACCAACAAACAGCGCGTGAAGCAGCTTCTGCGGCTGGACGACTTGGTGGAAACACCGCTATTGCCTCTGAGGTGATGGGGCGTGAAAATATGTTCGCACAGAAACGTGCCGAGGCTGCACAGGCTGGACAGAACGCTTACAATACAGCGCAGGGATTCTACACTCAACCGGGACTCCAAGCCCTAAGTCAAGCTCCATTGTCTTACAATGCTGGAGGAAGAGACCTCGCTCTAGGTTTGCAACTCGGGCCTCAATCATCTGGCGAGTTTGATTACAATATGCCGATTAACCTTGCTATGACTCAAGCGGGAGCGCAAAACGAAGCAAACATGGCAAATGCTCAAATAAGAGCAGCGCAACAACAAGCGCGAGCATCAGCGTTTGGCTCAATAGGCGGAAGCCTAATGGGTATGGGGCTTGGTTCTATGGGTGGTGGAGGTGGATTCTCAGCACCGGGAACAATGACCGCAGGAAATATGGCAGCTTATGCTGGAAACTACGGCAGAAGCATGACAGGGCAACCACTTAAAGCATACACAGTTTAATATTATGGCACTTATCGGAGGACAAATAAACCCAGCATTATATCCACAACCTAATTACAGTGGTGTTGTTGAATCTGCTCGCGGGCAAGCACAAGGGATGGCTGATATGGTGTCGGGCTTCACTGGTCAGGTTCAGGATTACTTCAAACAGCAGAAGGAGCAGCTTAAGTCTATCGATGCTGCTAGTCGCATCGCGGGGCTGCTTGAATCCAAGGCTCCAAACCTCATCCCCGGCATCGGTGAGCTACGCATGACGCTGGAGGATCAGGAGATCCCACGATCCCAGCGCATCGCTGCGGCAGAGTCGCTGTTCAGCTTGATGGATACCGGGTTCAAGGT